CCCCAACAATATCGGGTATCGTAAATCGCCATTGGTACTTGCGTTTGATTAAGACATCATCAGTACCTAAAGGTCCCAAGCCCATGTCAATCATTGTAAAAACCCTTCGATCTGAAGAAAGAAAAGGCCAACCTTGCCGCGTAGCGGCAAGGTTGGCAAGTTGTATGCTTAATTTCCTGGGGCACAGGAATTTGCACATCCAGAGCAGTATGCTTGTGGAATGCCACCACAGAACGGATTGCCCTCGTATTTGACCTGTCCATAACGGAATGTGATTTCGACAGTACACTCTTCTGAGTTAGAGTAGTCCAAATCTTGCCAGTTAATGGCTTGAGGCCATAAGTCGCTTAGTGTCCAAATTTCAACGTTGTCTCCACAGCCATCGTACATTGTGAGTACCGCTGTACCAGCGTAACCACTTCTAGTGGTCGATTGCTTCAGAGTAATTGGGTTTGTAAACTCATAAACTGTAGCAATCCAACTCCAAAGATCGATGTTTTCGGCGTTGGCAACGTCGTAGTATGTGACAGTAATCGTTTCCCACGTTCCCTTACCCGGTATCCACGTCTTACCGTTCAAATAATTGATTTCGGTTTCTTCGATACTCAGGTTCGGTCTAGCGGCTAGCTTAACGAACTTTTCAGAGACTTTTAGGTTACAAGGACCATCGACTCTGAACGTCCATCTGAATTTTCTTTTGTGGATAATACTGGGGCCACCTAGTTCCCCCAATCCCATATCTATCATGGTCTATCTCCTATTATGTCCTAAAAAGTCGATTCGGCGGTTTCAGTGAAACTTCCGGTACGATGAATGCTGAATTCGATAAAGATGAATTCGACTGCTCTTGTGGGTTGCACCCCAATTCTTGCTCTAAATTCATTTCTGTCGATTACGTCGGGCGTGTTAAGCTCTTCATCGGCCTGGATGATGTAATCTGTGATACCACGGCCTACTTGAACTTCGTCCAAGATGGCCGAAGCGAGATTGATAAACCGTTGTCTGAAGATTTCATCGTGAGGATCGAAGAGCAACGTCTTAGCTTGTGCCCGAATTCTCTTTTCGATCACAAACATCATTCGACGCACATTCACGCGGTCCAAAGCCGTTGGTCTACGTTGCAACGTCTTTTGGCCCCAAACCAGGAAGTCCTGGAAGTCAATAAATTGAACAATCGGGTTGACCGCATTTCTATAGCCGTACATGTTGTCTCTCTCTTCCAGCGTTGGTCGAGAGAACACGTCCAAAATGTTCGGCACAACTCCACGATTCACACCAGCGGGAGCGAACCATGGGGCAGCGATTTGGTCATTTCTTGCGTAAACGGCCATCACGGAGCCAGAGGGCGGAACCCAAACATTAACGTTGTTAAAGGTGTCCCTCAGTTTCAACCATGGCCAGTATAGTGCGGCAAAGTCGGAATCGAAACGCACACTATTTAGCGGGTGGACTCCGTTTTGCCATTGGACGACTTCCCGAACCGTCAGACCGAACGGCGGATCAATGAGAGCCATGCAGTCTTGTCGGTAGTTTTCGCAGAAATCGATCATTCCAAGTGCCACCTGTGTGGACGTATGTCCTGGGATGGCGATGATGTCGATGTCGATTTGCTCCGTGTCAGACAAGGCGAAGAGTCCGGTATCGCCAATGTTTGATCCGATAAGCAGATCATCTTGATCGTCGGGGTCCCATGGAATTCCATCACTTCCACCACTCATGCTATAAGTGCCATCGAGGGGCGGTGCTGGAGTAGCAGTATTGTCCTCTGCACGAACCCAATCCGAAACAAGAGACAGATAGGTTTCGACGTAGTAGGAACTTGTGTCGTCCTTGGTAAGTTGTCCCCAAGATTCCACCTGGATGCCATTGTTGTAGACTTCCATGGTGAAACTGCCTTGAGCGATATCGTTCTCGATGATGACCTGAGTCGAATTGCCATCGATTCCAGGAGAGTCGGCTGTAAGCGTGAAGCTAACCTCACCCGCTGCTTCGTCGCCAATGACTAGTCCCAAGGTTGCGATATCTGCTGCACCCGTGACTCCCTCAGGAGTCGTGCCTTCGGCTGTTTGGTAGATCGTCAATGCGGAGGCAGTATCAGTTGGATCAGAAAGAGGAGTGCCAAATCCGAAGATGGCAAACGTAGAGCTTTCCGACTTAACCAAAAGTCTCGCATCGCGACCATGGTGGAGGGTTCTCAGCGAGAGGTTGCTCCCAACGGCGAGGGCCTCCCAGCCACCAGGAACATCGCCCGCATCAATTTGCGAATTGATTTCTGTAACGATATCAGCAGTTGTGTTGCTGGAAATGCCTTCCAGGTCACCAAGGTCGATGGTTTGAACGACATTGTCGATGTTGACGTTGTCTGTTCCATCAATAACAACCTGTAGGTCTAAATCTGTCAGTCCGGTGAAGTCCCATACTCCTGCGGTTTGGTAACCGTCACTTGGGTATCTGTCTTTGCTACCGGTGTACTGAGCGTAAGTCATGCCCTGGCCCAAGCCAGTGACGTTGTCGAGAATGTTGCTTCCTACCGGTGCGACCAATGTGCCACCAACGAGTCCGTCTTGAACAGACACAAACTCTATCGAGGCATCGGGACCGTAAGAAAACACACTTCGAACTTCAATACGGTTGTCGGCTGTAGCGAACCACTCAATGCCATCGATCTCACGATCTAGCTGTAGGTTGAGATCTTCTGCAAGTTGAGCAGCAGTATATCCACCAGCCTGAACGACTGGATCAGGATGGTCCGCGTCCGCTAATACAACCAGAACCTTGGAGGCCAAGATTCCGTTTAATCTCCATCTGAAGAACCGTGCTTCCGCAAAGCTATAGTCGCCAGCGGTATCGCTTGTGATAATGATCTGGCCACCCGCAGATGGCAGTTCATATTCGGCGGTTGTGGCACGTTCGGCACTAACCGCATCGCTATCGCCAACACGAACAACATATAGTTCAGACGCAACCAGTAAATACTGTTCCCCTGCGTAAATCAAATACGGATCGCCGGATTCGGGATGCGGGAATCCAAAGACAGTGTTGAGTTCTCTCCTTGAACGAACCAGTGTAGGAACATCAATTGGACCTTTCGAAGCAAAGCCAACTAGTCCTGCTCTGTGAAACGACTGTTCTGGTGGAACAAAACTTAAGTCTTTTTCGGTTATGCGAACAGATGGTGATATCGTGTTACTAGGCGGAAACCCTCTTAGAATCGCCATGTCTTACTCTCCCTTGTTCTTTTTGTTTGGAATATGTCTTGTTGAAATTAGACCTTGTTGCTCCAATGTGGCCCACTGGTCAGTAACTTTTTCATCTTCAAGCAAAATTACATTTTGTTGGGCACCAATACCTGGAATGCTTTTCGTTGTGAACGCTCTAGGAGCTTTACGCGATCTAACCATTAACTGGACTGGACTATAACCTTTATTTCGGATTTCAATCATTGTTCTAATTCCTCAACAGCTTGTTCCAGCCTCCCCAATGTTTCGGTTATGTCCTCGGGCTCTATTTCGTTATGAATGTCTACCCGAGTTTTCAATACCGCTTTCTTTCTTACTATTGGCTGTGGTATATACGTTTGAGCCGTCATATTGAATTGGTATTTAACAATTCTAAGCTTCTGATCCCCTGGCTCATAATTAACGTTATTAGCAATGGAGTCCAAACTCACGATAACTTCCCATTGCACGCCTCTTACGTTTATGTATGCAATGGGGGAGAATTTTAGGATGATTTGTTCTTCTATCTTGTCCATTACGGACATGTACATCGTCCAGACCAGCAGATTGTAGCTAATATTCAGCGGAAGACCTTTCGCCACACCGAAGACCGTGTCTCGGTCGTACTTTTCGCTTACCGTGAACCCTGGTTTCCCATCTGCTCGCATGGCCTCCATGTAGTTGACTGCCTTATGATAGACATATCGAGTCTGGTCAAACTGATGATCGGTAGAATGGATGGCCATAATAGGCAAACGAATCCGATCTACCACCAAGCTGTCGTCCTTTCGCATGTTGTCCGAAAGGATATATTGCACGGCCCTTTCTTGGGTCGCCCACAGGATAGGAACCCTGCTGATTTTTCCCGTCTGGTTGTCCGTGACGGTAATGTTGCTAAACAGATCCATCATTGCTTCATTGGTGGCACGGATAGCTTTGGGATAACGATAGACATACTCTCGATTCGGATGGGCAGGATCTTCAACAATCTGACCCGTCTGCATTGGGTCGCAAAGCCCGCTAGAACCAAGGCCAACCTGTTTATCCGCAGCCTCGCTTAACCAACCCATGTCAGGGCGATTAGCGGTCTGCCTTAGTGTTGGATCATTGGGATCAAACTTGCATTGTTTGGGTGGTGGGTCTACGTTGCGGTCTTCTTGAAGTGGGGGTATGTCATTACATTCGTTCAGGCCCTTGATTTGGTGGGTGCCTGGGTTCACATTTTTATCGCTCATGGAAATTCCTCAGCCAAAGTAGGTATTCATTTGGGACAAAATAATCATTTCACACTGAAATAAATACAGACCTATGAAACCCTATAAGATAAAGAAGAAACATAGTGGCATATCTGTGCGGTATGTCTCAAAACTCAAAAGGCTACCCCAACCACAAATGCCAAGAAAGCTCTTTACCAAGGTCCATGAGGCCCCAAGGGTGGAGTGGACCTTTAATTGATCTCAAAGTCAGGCTTCTTCTGGGTAACGTTGCCTTCTCCGGTAACCATGCTTTCCTGGAATCTCTGACAATAAAGTTCCAAACGCAACTCGCCCCAGAGCTTGTATTCGCCAGTGTTTCTTTGGATGACGACCCAATCCTCTCGCTTGTGTGGAGTATGTAAACGAGCCCCGATCTTGGGAGGACTACCTAGCGTTTGCAAAACAGCCTGATAGTTGAATTCGAATTTCATCTCCGTGGGAGCATCAATACCAAAGTGATCTTGGAAATTTTCAGAAGGAACGGGTTCGTAGAAGCAATAAAGTTGAACCGGGAAATTCGACCAGATCTTTCCAGGATCTTCGCGGTAAAGCTTGTCAATTGAATCTACTTGAATGAATACTTCATAGTAGAAGATCGGAGAACCACCTATTTCAATGGCCTCCTGATCCCAGAGATTGAACAGACAATGGTCTGGATTCTCTGGGTCAAATTGCTGCATGCTGCCGCTGGCAGTGTAGGGTTGTCCGTTGTGATTCAGTAGCATATAGATATATAGTTGTGATGATAAAAAACAAAGACGGCACTCCTTATACCTTAAACAAACCAAACAAGCTGTCCGCAGGACAAGTGAGGTGGGACTTGGCTAAAGTGGTTTTCCATAATTGGCAGTGGGATGAAATCCTTCTTGACAACATCATCAATGCTGCCGAGGTATTGGAAGAATTGCCCACTCCCGCACCAGTCACCAAGAGTGTGCCCCAGACAACCATTGAGATCATTGACAAGAGCGAGATGGACGCGGGACCCAAGCCGCAACCAGTAATGCCTAGACCACAACCTCAACCGGAACCAAGTCCCGCATACGATCCGCCTAGCCCACAGCCCGAGATCCCCGAACTACCAGAACTGAAGAACGTGGTCTTGTTCCATTGTCTTCCCATCCAACCCAGATCACACGACTCCATGTATGAAGAAGATACAGGCCCAATAACTTATGGAGAGAAGTTTGTCTTTCCTGGTGTGATGTTGGCCAACATTGATCTCAAAATGCAGTTCTGGACAACCGACCCCAATTCCCAGATAGCAGTACAGTCAATTGTGTATCCGTTCAGATACAAAGATGGGCCAAAGCTGAATGAATTTCGCTGGTGGGTGATTTCAGCAAAGACCCCAAAATCGGTGGGCTATGTCTTTGAGGGAGTGCCGTCTACATTTCAGCCCGACTTCTCGGACTGATCGGGGAAGATCTTTTGTTGGTCTTTCTTGTTTAATGAATCGGTAACGATATTGGTTGGAATCCCAAGCTTTTCGAATTCGTCTTTGTACTGCCGTACAGCACGAATGAAACCAGCCTCGAAAACGTCTAAGAGCAGACCTCCAAAATCCTCAACGTCACGTTGCGTAATTAGATGTCCACAAATCCGCTCAATCAATTCTTTCCGATTGGCATACCGCTCAGGAATCATTTGTGCAATGTACTGCTGAATCACCATCGCATGGGGATTCTTCAGGTATTGCATCCAGTCATAGAGTTCTTCTTGCTGGTTTTCTTTAGGCATTCTTTTTCTTTTTCTT